AGGCTTGGCACTGACACAGTAGGTCGTCTAGGTCTAGCCAGTCTACAGAACTGTGCATTCACTGTGGTAGATCAACCAGTACGTCCTTTCACCTGGGCTATGGATCTATTGATGCTTGGATCAGGAGTAGGCTACAACATTCAGCGTGAGCATGTTGCTAAGCTTCCTCCAGTTAATGTTAACTTCTCTGCTCCTACTCGTGTAGATAGCAGTGATGCTGATTTTATCGTACCTGATTCTCGTGAAGGATGGGTTAAGCTCCTAGGTAAAACACTGAAGGCAGCCTTCTTATCTAATACTGCTACGACCTTTACTTATTCAACGAAACTAGTACGTGGTAAGGGTTCTCCTATCAAAGGCTTTGGAGGCACTGCTTCAGGTGCTGAGGATTTATGTTGGGGTATTGCTAAGATTAGTGAGATCTTAGAGAAGAGAGTAGGTAGACCAGTACGTTCTATCGACTGCCTCGACATCATGAATATTATCGGTGCAGTAGTAGTCGCTGGTAATGTAAGACGTTCTGCTCAGATTGCTATTGGTGATCCTGATGACGTTGAATACTTGCTGGCTAAACGGTGGGACATGGGTAACATTCCTTCGTGGAGAGCTATGTCTAATAACAGCGTAGTATGTAACGACTTCAAAGATCTACATGAGTATTTCTGGGATGGGTACGAAGGTAAGGGCGAACCTTATGGTTTAATTAACCTGAAGCTCAGCAGAAAGATTGGAAGACTGGGAGAGACTCAGTATCCTGACCCTAAGGTTATGGGTTACAATCCTTGTGCTGAGCAGTCCCTAGCTCCGTATGAGACTTGCTGTTTAGCAGAGGTATATCTATCTAACGTGTCATCTAAGGAAGAGTTTGTTGACATCTGTAAGTTACTATACCGCATCAATAAGCATAGTCTTGCACTGCCCTGCCATCTCGAAGAGACTGCAGATATTGTGCATAGTAATATGAGGATGGGTATTGGTGTAACAGGTGTGCTACAGGCGACAGAAGAGCAGCGTAGTTGGTTGTCTAATGCTTATGAAGAGCTACGAGCTTTTGATAAGGAGTACAGTGCTAAGCATGGCTTTCCTGAGTCAGTAAAACTAACCACTGTTAAACCTTCAGGAACTCTGTCGCTACTACCAGGTGTAACTTCTGGTTGTCATCCTGCGTATTCTAAGTACATGATTCGTAGGATTCGTATCTCAGCAGACCACGCTTTAGTACAAGTCTGTCGTGATCATGGTTATCCTGTGGAGTATCAGCGTAACTTTGATGGCTCAGCGGATCATAGCACCATGGTAGTTAGCTTCCCATTCTGTTATCCAGAGGGAACAAAGCTGGCTGCTGAGATGACTGCTATTGATCAGTTAGAAGTTGTGAAATGGTTGCAAACTACTTGGTCAGACAATAGTGTTTCCTGTACAGTGTATTATCGTAAGGAAGAACTACCTGAGATTAAGAAGTACCTTGCTAAGAACTACAAGAACAACCACAAGTCCTTGTCTTTCTTGCTACACAATGAACATGGTTTCCATCAAGCACCATTGGAGGAGATTACTAAGGAGCAGTATGATGAGCTAGTCGCTAAGACTCGTTTGATTACTAAGATTGATGAAGCAACCTTTGATGGAGGGGACGAGTGTGCCAGTGGTGCATGTCCAGTTAAATGAAAATAGAACTGCTATGCTTAACTGAGAATGAGGATGGGTCTGCTGATATGGACGTAGAGTTAGACGAAGAAGCTAAGATTCTTCTCATTCAGGCGGGCTTAGAAACCCTGCTCACCAGAGCAATTGATAAATACAAGGAAGAATCAAATGAGTCTTGAACTATATTTTCTCACTGGATTTATGGTAGGTTTTGAATATGTCGCTGAGTATGATGATTGTCGACATCTGATTGTAGACTTAGGAATATTCAGACTACTGTTTTCTTTTGAGCTGTAACTTAAGAGCCCTCTTCGGAGGGCTTTTTATTTCCCGTTCGGGTTATTATGCTTATAATTTGTGCAAAAACAGCAAAACTTTACCGATAGGGAAAGAACAGTTACACAAAATTCCTAGTACCAGTTTTATCAATAATTAAGGCTTGTCTTCTGGGTTTATCAGCAGTGCCATTAGGAACGCTTAGATGAGTCCAGGAGCTGAATTCTTCTATGATCTGATCAAAGGGTATGTCCGAAGCAATGCAAGCCTCTACGACCTGTTTAGGGGTCATTCCAGGGACTCTGATATCAGCAGCACAACCTAGCCTATGCTGGCTAGTGTCCTTACTACCGACAGAGTCGTTGACTGGTTTAGATCTAAAGCCTGAGTTAATCATAATAGGTTTACCTAATAGGGCTCTAACCTGCTCAAGCAAGGCTGCTAGTCTAGTTAAGTTAGCAACCTCTGTAGCGTTAGGGGTATTGTCTAGGTTCTTACGCTCAGCTACTTCAGAGTGAGTTAGTTCTTCTAAGGTAAAGTTATTGCTTAGGTTCATTCTTAGCTTTCTTCATCTCCATAATCTTCTCCAGCGAACGACCACCGAAATAGAAGGACATAATCAACATTCCCCATTGACCCAGGAGTTCAACATAGTTGTTGTTAACTTCTATATCCCATGCTGACATCGTAGCAAAGGTAGAATAGACTAAAAGAATAAAGACTAGCGTCATGGGTCTTATGTTCTTAGACAACCAGCTATCACTAGCCATGTCTGCTTCTTGACGCTTAGTAAGCTCCTGAGCTTCTATGTTATCAGCGTTTAACTCAGCAAGCTTTCCCTCTTGCTGCATCTGTAGTAGTTCTTTCTGAGCCTTTGCCTTAGCTTCTGGATCAGGAATAAACTTATCTAGGACTTTCATCCCAACATCAAATAGTGCCATTAATGGAATCATTGTTTATACCCCCAAGTTAGATACCAAGCAATGACCGCAGCCACTGCATAGCACATGAACATTGCTCTACGAACCTTTGCCAAATCTTCTTTAAACTCTCTAGTAAGTTCATTATCTTGTTTCTCTATCTTTTGTTTTATGGATTCGATTTCAGTCCAGCGTTTAGTTCCATGCTTTTTTATGAAATCAGCTTTGACTTTAGCTTCTTCGATACGGATGGATTCTTGACGTTGCCATTCCATCAATGCTCTCTTGAAGTACTGCTCTTTAAAGACCTGAGCTTCTCGTATCTGCCTCTTACGCTCTAAGTCTTTCTGCTGTGCTACTGCTGCAGCGTCCTTCTGTACATCGGTAATGCTCTTAGTAATAGATTGACTAGCCTGACGACTAGCATCCATACTACTTGTTACAGACTTTGCTCCTTCGATAAATCCAAATTGATCTGACATGGCTCATTTTTCTTTTTTCCTGCGAGTTTCACGAGCTGCTTCAATACGATCTAATTCAGTAGTGTATTTTTCTAAAGCTGCTTCAGCATCTAGAACTTCTCTAGTTTTTTCTTTCTTAGCTGCTCTGTTAATAAATCCTTTTAGAGCATTAATATCTTGTTTAATCTTCATTGCACTTTGATATCCAGCATCGTCATATACAACATCATATACACGAACACCAGTTAAGTACTGTGCTTCACGTTGTTCCTCAGGCAAATCAATACGAGTTTCACGAGGAGTAAAGCCTAAGATCCCAGAAGTTGTGGTAACTTCCTTACTAACTGGATCTACTGATCGTGTACCAAATACACCGCCAGGATTAGCTCTATCGATTTCATTGAGCATAACAATATTAGATAATAACTTAGCTAAATGTACAGGCATCTTCTGACCTAACATATCAGCAGTCTGTCCCTTAAATTCCTCAATGTTCTTACGACGGAAGAAATCATAATTAGACATGTATTCCACAGGGGCTTTTAGCAACGGAGATACTCCTCCTAAAGCTGTAGAAATTGTGCTTGATAACTTACCACGCTCTGTCATAGGAGCAGCAGTCTCTGTGTCTAAGAACTTAGTAAATGTAGTTAGATCAGAGAATGGAATTAAGTTCTGTAATGTAATTGCCTTAGCAGTTCCAGGTACAGCAGGTTCTCCTAAGAACTTCTCAGCACCGTAGATAGGCATAGCTGATCTGATATAATCAGGAACATCTTCGATATCAGGCACATCAGTTTCAAACTGAATATTCTCTCTAGCTAAGTTAAGCTTATTCACCTTATCTGGATGACGTACAAGAGCTTCTAATTGCAGAGGTAAGTTCTTACGTGACCATGTATAGAAAGGCATGAGACGCTTAAGAGTACTACGCTCAAATGGGCTTAGATCACCGTAATCAAAGAGGTACTTACGCACTTGCGAAGCAGCCTCATCAAAGTTCTTTCCTTTATTTAAGGAGTCAATGAACAAAGCAATACGAGCATTGTCTTCAATAGTCTGACCTACTTTAAAACCACCACGAAGGATTGGATTCTTAGTAGATAATGTAAAAGGATTATAAGAACCTCCTTTTAATACGTCTTCTACAGTCCTAGCGATGTCTCCTGAGTACTGCCCTTCACCAAAGATACCACGAGTAGCCATTGCTTCATAAAGTTCGTCTGTCTTATAGCCAGCAATAGAACCATTCATATTATTCTTAGCAAGCTTTACTTGGAAAGCTGCAGCATCGGCATATGGCTTAGGAGTATTAACACCAGCAAGGTAGTTATTCCATAAGTTACCGATAGTATTCTTAGTATGGTATGCTGGACGAGCACCTAGAGACCACATCTTCCACCAGTTCTGAGCACCGTCATATACTTTTAAGAATTTGCTAATCTCTTCAGTATTTGTCAGAGTCTGATATGATCTGTTAAGACGCTGTGCTACTTCAGGAGCAAACTTCACACCTGGAATCTCAGGGACTGTGACGTAATTTGCAGGAGCTGCGTCAGCACGAACTCCTAACTCCGAAGCTTTGTTTAAGAATCCACGACCAGCTATAGCGTTAGCTGCGTTAAACTCAGATACACCTGAAAGAATAGCAGGATCATCTTGGAAGAACTTAGTAGTTCCATAGATATTCTTAGCGTTGATCTCAGCTACTGTACCGTCAATGTCACGAGCTAGTGACTGAGGTGTCTTAGCAGAAGGACGGATACCAAAGAAGTTCTTAGCTCCTTTGCTATTCAGAATATCATCAGCTTCTTTAGTTAATATGTGAGGCATATAAGTCTCACCTAAATCACCAATATCAATACCAGCAGCTCTTTGTTGTTCTAGTATTTCACGATTACGAGCTACAATCTTCTGCTCCATTATTCCAATAACATCATCACTAATGTTACCAGTCTCAATGTCTTGTACTATCTTAGCTTTTAATTCGTTAACTGGAATGTTAGTCTGCTTAGATAATGCTTTAATCTGATTCTCTACTGCCTTAGCGTTCTGAACACCTTCGATTCTAGCTTTATCCCTAACATAACGATAGTCATTGAATAGCTTCTGAGCTTTGTCTACGTCACCTGTGTTAATATTAAACGCTCTGAACAATTCATTATCTGCTAAACGAGAAGTAATACCAACAGAATTATCTACAGTCTTAGCAGCAGTCTTAGCTGTATCAAAGAAAGGCTTAACTGTTCCTGTTTTGAGAGGATCAACAATAACATCTCCCATAAAACCAAGAAGCATAGACTTAACTGGATTGTTGCGACGGAATTCATCAGGCAAAGCTTCTTGAAAGGAAGCCTTCTCTTCTCCTTTAATACCACGAATACTAGCCTTCTGAGCATTTGCTAAGTTCTTATCAGAAAGAATCTCCCATATCGGAGCACCACTCTTAAATTCAGGAGTTTGTCCAATAGCTTTTAGATACGTAGAGGTAGCTTGGAAGGGACGACTAAGGATCTCGATAGAATCAAGTAAGAAGTTACCAGTAGATTTACCAGCTTTTTGTACATCCTCAGGCAAAGCATTGTAGCCAGCACTAAAGATACTGCCAATCTTAC